GTTGGTCAGAATCCTCATCAAAAGTATAATCAATATTAGCTCCCATGGCTGTGACTACTTCTTCTAGTGGTTCGAATTCTTGTCCCTCACTGCCTTCTATTGGTTTAACTAATCTAATAACGTCTGTAGTGCTACCGCTTCCTAAAATCAATTCATCGCTCTTATGCTCTAAAAATTTATTGTCTTGATAATCAACAAATGAAAAATCTTCTGTCGTCTTGATGCTTGATTCTGTATTAATTTCAGTATCTCCTATAACTGTAACTAAACCAAAACTACTGACCGCAACATCACTTAAAGCGTAAATTCTAAGTGCTCTATATCCTGAATTGCTGATGCTAATTGGTGTTGTTTGGTCTAATACTCCATTTTTATATATATTTAATGTTCTATTGAGATCGTCGGTCTGGTCTATTTCTATTTTAAGAATATCGTTTCTTTGTAATCCTGTAATTGTTAATTGTGTTCTGTTAATGTCGTTGGGTGCTTGGGTGCTTATTCTGTCAGCTGTACATGCGCCTAATTTAATAGTTGTACTATTTAAAATACTATCTAATATTTTAATTTCTGCCGACAATATGGAAAGGTTGGTATATGCTATTAATGCTGTTGTATAAACCGCAGTCTCAGCAATTGTAATATCTGCCTGTGTTCTGTCGTTTGAAAATGTAATACCAGTATTAAAATTGTTGGTGAATCTTTCAACCTTAGTCATATCAATTCTTCTAGAATGTAATACAGAATTGTTAGCAATAACAATATCGCCTCCATCTTCTATAACTATTCTTTCCGAGTCTTCTGTAATAATATTAACATCCTGGTCATCTATGGTTCCTAGTTTTCGTTCTGTCGATGTAAATGAATTACCCTGTAGCTTCCATGCGTTGGGGTCTTCTTCTGGTTCTCCTCCACCTCCTGAATCTCCAGAAGTTGAAGAACAATTATTTCCAAAAATTGATGTCATATTTTTGTTTGTTATATATAAGTATATTATAATATTTTAAAATATATATTAATTAGTATTTAATCCATCTTACAAAATCTCCAACAGGTCTAGATCTAACTTTACCACTTTTATATTCAAAACTAACAGCACCTTCAGGGTTTAATATCATCTTTTCTTTTTCTGTAGTTGTTGCTATATGATTATAGAATTCGAATGGATTTCCATATTCTTTGGCTTTAGCAGATAATGCAATATCATTAATGCCTTTCATTCTTTGGTGGTATTCTATATATTCTTTTCCGTCTTTATCATAACCTATAAGTTCGTCAATATATGCTTTCTTACCTAAGAATATTGAACGTCTCGCAACAATAGATTCAACATCTGCCTTCATATTGAAATCTACATGGAACTGTCCTAAATCTTTACCTGTTAATACTCTATTATATTTTTCATAATATTTTTGTTCTAATATTTCTACTTGGTTATTATTCATATGGATTGAATCGGTATCTTGATAATATATAGGTAAGTTATTATCAGATGCTGTATTTTGTACTTCATTCATAATGCGTTTAGACATAGAAAGAATAGCACAACCGACGTGACACATATTAAATGATTCATCCAATTTTGACATTGTTATATGGTATTGTTTGCCGCTATCATAAAATTTATCGATTGTGTTCCAATTCTTGATAATATAAGTTAGACCTTTCTGGTCTGATGGTTTATAAACTATTTTCTTGTCGCATTTCTTCATAATAGTTTTTCCATATGTAGAATTAAGAATTAATTTAATTGAAAGTTGCATTCCGTTATTCTTGGCTTTCTTATAAACTTTTCTTTCTTCGAATAAGTCCTTAATGCTTTGTCCAAGTTTTTTATTAAATCCTTCATTCCAATAAACACCATATAGCATATCATATTCGATATGATGGAACTCAATCCAATCTTCTAATGTAAATCTGTCAAGTGTGATTTTTACAGGTTCGTCAATCTCATTTACATAATTGATACCGTTAGGCGTCTTAATGCTAATAAATGGGTTATCTTGTTTTTTATTAATTTTTGTTAATAAAATTGTACATACATAATAATCAGCATCTTCTGGTATCTTGTGTTCGAACTTCTTAGCACGTCCAATAGGAATTCCATATTCTTGACATAATCTATACATAGCGCTAGGATATAATGAAACTCCATCATAATCAGCAATACCTCCTTCTACTTGTAAAACTTTTTTTACATATTTTTTATTAGGATTAACTCTACCACCATATACAGCAGATGAAACATATTCTCTAAGATTACCACACATTTCATATACTCCATTGTAACAACCATTAATAAGTGCTAGTGCGTGTCCTAGACTAGCAGCAGTATTAATTCTATGATTGAATATTGATAATCTATTTTTTGTAATATTTATTACACATTCGTTGAATGCTTTTAATCCTTCACGAAGAACTAAACAATCCAAATTTAGATAATGTTTATAATATGCCATTGCGTCAAATGTATCTGTTTTTGGATCATATTTAAAATCTGCATTACAGGTAATTTTAATAATGAAAGATTTAATTTCATTTTGTTTTAGATGTTTAATATATTCGTGGATAGATACGCAATCACATGCAACACCATATTTGTAGAAACTGTAAGCAATAGCTCCTTCTTTCTCAATATCGAGTTTAAACATTTCGTGAAATTGAGACAATCGACAAGCTAATAATTTAGCAGAATCAATAAATTGAATCTCTACACCTTTATATACACATTTAAAAGAATATACAGCATTTGCTTTTTCTACTGATGATTTAATATAAACACAATCATCAAAGATTGCTTTGTCGTATTTTAGGTTGTGATAATATATTATTGCGTTTCTAATGTATTCATTATTTTTATCTATTTCATTTTGAATAGATAGAGTTTTATTGGCTACAAAATTTAACGTGTCATAGAAGTTATTACTAATATGTGATTCTTTAGAATCCATATCGACAACACCAGATAATAATAGTTTGTGTTCTTCTCCATTTACATCGGTCTCAGTATCTCCGAAGAATAGAACAGGTTGAAGTACTCCAGAACTTTTTTCAGTAGGTTTATATGTTCTAAGATAATTATAAGGTGTTACTTCTTTGAGTTTTTTCTGTTCATCTTCAATACCGTTTAAATAGTGTTCGTCTTCTTGTGTGGTTTTATTTGCTTCAATACATGATGACCTAACTGAAAATAGATTTTGTTTAAATAATGAATGTAATAATTGAATGGCTGGAATTTTACATTTTTTATATTTGAACAAGATATTACCATTGCGTTGTTTGTTAATAGAATATATCTGCTCTCTCTTTTTCTCATCTTTAAGCAGATGATAATTATTAGCAAAGCATTTAGTAAATGGGAACATACAATTAACAAAATAATGCGACTTATAAAGTCCTAACCGTATAGGCTGTTGATTATTAAGTCCACCATATTTATCATTCCTAATTGTTTTCTGATCTCCTCTGTAAAATGAAATTATGATTTGTCTTCCTAGAATTTGAGAAATTTTAATTAAATCTCTTTTTTTAACATTGGTATTAGGAAGTGTTAATTTCACCTTATTGATTTGTTCCTTAGTGCAGGTTCCTTCTTTTTCTAATGCGTATATAATACAATGTGTTTGGTCTCCATTAGATTTATCATCATATATTTGCAATTTTCTTAAATTAATGTCGGTCATATTAGAGAATGCAAAATATCCACCATCTTGGTCAGGTGCTTTAACTTCAAGACCACTAAGAGTATAGGCTTTTAGAGTTGGCGAGCCTTTAGTTCCAAAATCGTTAAAATATGATGAGTCGCTGGCTTCGTTTCTATATGCTGAATAATCCTCAGAGAAGTTGTCCATAATCATACGTATATATAATAATGTTCTATTTGTTTTACTAATATTCATATAATCTCTATTACCAAATTTAAAGGCTAGTTTATAAGTTTGTGTTAATATAGATGCTGCTATTATTAATCTAATTGCTAATTTAGGATCAGTAATTTTTTTATCTACATTTTCTAATATGATATTCTTGGCCTCCTTAACATCCATCATAAATTTTATTTCTCTTTCTTTGCTCTCGGGTGTGAAGTCATTAACCATATTAAAAAGTTTCAATTCGTTTTTCATTTCTGGTAGTGGTGTGTCTATTGTGCTATTATTATAATTATTGCTTAATTGTTCTAATTCTCTAAAAATTCTATACTTTGCTAATTCTTCTGCGATGATAATATGTCTGCGTTTCATATTCCATCTTGCTTTGTGTTGTCCTCTCGATATCTCTTTGAGTTCTTTCCAGTTTTTGGAGTTTTGTTCTCTTTTCGAAAGTGGCATTTTGACGATATAATGTTTCGCTCGTTATATATATTTGAAAATATATTTTTTAAATTTTATAATTATATATTTTCTTATGTTTAGATGAATTAAAATATAGTACTTTTAATATACGGCGTCTATTCGATGAATTAAAAAAAAAAGATTTTTTATTTCTTTTTTATTTTATAATTTTTATGTTTTTTGTATTATGCTTTATCTATGTTGTTTACTAATTTACAACCTATGGATGATGTTAATGATTCTAAATATTTTAAATGTTTATTTGTTCTAATATGTCTTTTCTTTCTTGACCTATTGTATGTAGAGCCGCATTCGCATTTAGTTTTAATTTTTTGTCTTTTTAATATTTCTTGTTTCTTTTCTTCATATCTTTTATGATGATATTCTAAAAGTGATTCTTTATTTTCTACATATCTTTTTTTAGATCTTGTATTGATAATATCCTTATGATCGATATAATATTTTTTGTAGTCGACGGGAGGCATATTAAATAAAAAGCAACCTTTTTTAATATATAATAGTATATTTTTATGTTTAAATGATATTAATTTATAGCACTACCGTTATTTAATTTTTCATTATATTCTATTTGACATTGTTTAGCTAGTCTCATTGCTTCTTCATATGTTCTTTTTTTGCCAACTGTCCATCTTTTAGCATATCTTTTACCATTAATCTGATGTCTAAATCTTATAATAGTTTTACCGTTTGATTTATATTCATTAATGGTTCCTTTTAATTCTAAAACTTTTTTTACTTCTGGGCGTTCGATTGGTGAATCTATTGGTTTACATTTGCCAAAAGCGAAATCCATTGCTTCATAAAGTTCTTGCTCGAATAATTCTTTTTCTTTTCTTTTTTCTTCTTTTTTTTTATTTGAATAAAAATTATGATTATATTCTAATTGGTATTGTTTAGCTAGAGCCATTGCTTCTACATATGTTCTTTTTCCGATGGTCCAGTGTTTTCTGAATACTTTACCATTAATCTGATGTTTAAACATTAAAGCAGATTTACCATTTTTTTTATGTTCGGTTATAGAACCTTTGAGTTTACTTTCAATGGGTTGACCGTTTAACCAATCCTTATGCATTATTGATTTTTCGTGTTTTCGCCTAGTATTGCCATTAGTACTACTATATCCGCCGCATGGACATTTAATTCTACTTTTAGAAATATTATATAAAGCAGGTCGTGTGTTTAGACTAGGTTTTAAAATATCCATAATTCTTTGTTTCTCTGTTAATAGTTCTAATTGAGATGAACATTTAAATTCGGTTACTTCGTAATCCCAGTTGTCAGCGCCTCCGTGTTCTCTTATGAATTTATATAAACCCATGTTGTAATTTCTACCACCTTCAATTTTGGACTTGTGTAGATGACATTCCCAAGGCAATCGTGTTGGTGTAAAGAAGTCATCGTGTTCTGGATTAGCACAGCTACCAATATAAATATCTTTTACTTTTTTATCTTTACAGAAAAGTTTATAAATATAAGATTTTGAATAATCAGCCATTGGTCTTTTTTCGTCCTTGTTATTATATAATAGTATATAATATTTGTTTAGATTAATTAAAAAATAGTATTAAAAAATACGGCTTAAAATTTTTCATATTCGTAAATGTCATCAATCATTAAAGTTTTTAATGGAATAAATCCATAATTAGGCATTGTTAAATAATTGTATGATCGCTTAATCCCGGATAGTTGAATTGGTACAGGTTTAGGCTCTTCTACAATCTCATTCTGCTTCTGTTCTTGTAGTTTATAAGCATTATGACATTGACGACAATATTTTGCAACTGATGACTCTAAGAATATATAGAATTGAATCTTGACAATCTTCTTGCAGTTGTCACAGACCTTCATTATGAATTTATATATAAGTAATAAAAAAAATATTTAAATTAATTACCAAATAATCCAGTATGCCCAGTATGCTGGCTGTCTTTTATCTTGATAAGCAGGTTTTCCACTAATTAATTTTACGCCTTTATGTCTGTTTCTATAGTTATCGCGTCTTCTCTTATCCCCATGTATTGAAAAATCTTCAAATCTAACATCTCCAAAATGGATTTTCTTACCATCATAGACTACAAAATATTTTTTGTTAAGTCTATTAGACAAACCAAAATTGGTAGCTCCTCTAAATCTGGCATTACGTTCTAATCTTTTATATTCTGGTGAGTCTTTCTTCCATCTGTTATTTACTAAATTGCTCATATTATCAATTTGTAATTTTTATTTTCGTAATTATATATTTGTAAATATAATTTCAATAAAAATAATTCAGAACAATATTTACAATTGATTGAAAAATATCTTGAACACTCACACCTCTTCATTTATATATATTAGATAAGATAATTTTTTAAATTATTAATATGTCTTTTTGTTTTGTAATGTTGTTTTCGTTTATAGCTGGATATACTATAATTACAGACGGGGCAGAGAATCAATATTCCTTGTTGTCTCTGGCGGTGATAATATCTTTTCTGTTGTATTGTCATATCGTTATATCTTATTTTAATTTCTTTTGGTTCTTGTGGTTTAATAAATAATTTTTTCATTATTATTTTTAAGTAATTCATTTTGATATATTAGGGAAAATATATTTTTTAATAATTAAATTAATTTCGGGTGAGGGGGTGGGGGGTTATCGGAGATTTATAATATCGTTTTTGATTAATTCGCCCCATACGTAAATAAATACGATATTATATCCCTATATTCGTTAGTTTAAACTGTTTAAAATTGATGTTAATTTCTGTGCTTCTATACTGGCTGTGTATTCATCGTAATTTACCAATAGGCGCGCCTATCTATTACTGGAAAATCACGCCGAAAAAATGTATTTATACGCGAAGTGCCTCGGCCTCTTAGAGGTTGAAAAATTGTCTTATTTTGGTTAGTATTCAATATAGTATATATATACGAATAATTACATATATAATTAATAGTTGTTAATAATTGATTAATTATCCACTATATATATTTATTCGTCTCTATATCCCTTATATTTATTAGTTTGATATGCATAAAATTGATGTTTGTTTTAGTGCTTCTATACTGGCTGTGTATTCATCGTAATTTACCAATAGACGCGTCTATC